ACGACCAGCATCTCTACCAACAGCTACATTACAACCACCTGTTGTAACATTATACAAAGCTTCTCTACCCACACCAACATTTTCATAAGCTGTTGTGACACTTGTTAAGGCTACAAAACCTACTGCTACATTGTTTTGACCTGTTGTGTTAGTAGCTAAAGAATCTTTTCCTACAGCTACATTATGTGCTCCTTCTGTGTTAGCTATTAAAGCTGACGTACCTACAGCTACATTATGTGTTCCTGTTGTGTTAGCTTCTAATGCTTGTCTTCCTACTGCAACATTACAACCACCTGAAGTATTTAATTCCAATGCTTCATGTCC